CGTCAATCCAATCGCCAACGTCGTAGCCTCCATTTTGTGGGAGGTTTTCCCACTCAAAGGAATCCGGCTCGGCGTACAAGAACTGGGCACCAGGATTGTCGGCAGCCACCTCTTTCATCAGTGCGATGCCAGGCTCGTCACGATCCGGGCAGAGCACTACGCGACAAGCGCGGAAGAGTGTGGTGTAGTCACCGTTTGCTCGGTATTGTCCGCTACCGCCAAGAAACGTGACTGCTGGTATGCCTATTTCCCACAACTTGTCGCAACAAAGCTCACCTTCAACGATGAAGACAGGGCTCTTCTTCGCCTTGGACGCATCAATCGCCTCTTGATAACGGTAGGGCAGAACTGTGGCCCGTAGTTCACCTATCTGAGCCTTTCGCTGTGGAGCGTCTTGAGGAACAGTTGGATATTCCTGGCGAATGATTTTCTTACCGCTGGTGTCGTCGCGAGAAACGACAAGAACGTCGCGGCCATCTCGATTCCGATAAGGAAACTTGTATGACGCAGCTTGTCTGGGAGGACGCTCCCAGCGCTTCATCGGAGACAGAACATTTCTGATCTCAGCACGATGCCTGTCCGAAGGATCGTTCCAGCAGTTGTAGCTGCCGTCGTTTTCATTGAAGGAAAAATCATTGCCACCACAGGCAGGACACATGAATTTATTTGGCTTGCCAGCAGGCTCAAGCTTCGCAACATGGTCTCGTATGTCGAATGCCATAGATGGTGGAGGTGCCTGGAAGTTCTAGCAGGATTCCTCCAGGGCGCAACCGGAGTGAGGAAGATTAACCAACCCTTAATCGTTCAGATGAGGGTTTCATTATTTCTTCAACTTTTTACCCTCGACACCCCAGCACAAGATGTGTATGTTGTGTCGAGCTGCCACTTCCGATGGAGCTTCGTTCCCCCGTCCTATGAATGGAAATGTTCATGGCGAACCCAAAAAGCGTCGCCACATCACGCTTACAGACACTGCTTTCAACCATCTTGGGGACATCGCGCATGATGCACGACTGTCCAACAGCGAAGCAATGGAGCGTCTCATACGCGCCACCCCCATCTGGGAAGGAAGCGCAACACTCTCCAACAGCGCGTGGGAAGAATGTATGGACCACTCTCAAGCCCTCGTCACTCCCGACAATCCATTTCCAGATGAAAGTCTCTGAACTGTCCCAGCACCTTCGCAGCTTTCTTCAGCAACATCCAGATTGCGACGTGAAGCTGTACTGCGAAAGCGTCGTTTATGACGACGTGTTTGATTCCAGTAATTGCGAAACAATCACTGATGTGAGAGTCGTTAATGACTGGCCGCTGCCTGGCGAAAGCATCATCGTTGGCAATGCCGAGGAGCCTGGTAAATACCTCGTGGTGTTTTACGACTCTGAGAGGCAGCCTCCCAAGCGGCCTCAGCGCATCGGCCCCGCAATGCCATGACCAACACATTCACCCTTGAAGGTATCTCCGTGACTTCCGAACTTGCTCAACAGGCTCTGACTGATCGCTTCAACGGATTGTTCAATCCTCTTGAGATCAGCGCAGAAGCTTTTCAGGCGGCATACGACACCCCTGACATCGGCCCTCACATTGAAAAGGATTACAAGGGACTGTCCTATCTGTCCTGGCCGTTTGCCTACCGCTACCTCAAGCAACATTTCCCGACCTTCTTTGTTGCTTTCGAGGAGAAGACTGTCGGAGAGGTGGCCTTTGGCACTTCTGGTGCGTATTACCTTCGCCCCTATCTGACAGACGGTTCTCGACGCACTGTGGCACTTGTGTTTCCGATCATGGACCGCAGACACAATGCAATCAAGGACCTGGACGGTCGCGCCATCAGCGACAACTGCCAACGCGCTGCAGTGAAATGCATCGCCACATTCACTGGGCTGGGATTGCGTCTTTACGCTGGTGAAGACATCCCCAAGGAAGAGGAGCAGCGCGAATCGTCAAAGTCTGCCTCTGCGGCCAAGAAGGCTGCACCTTCCTCCAAGGCGGCTACTGGTGGCACTTCTAAGCAGGCCGCGCCTGCCTTTGATGGCAAGGCTGCATTGATGAGCTTTTGCAGCGCTAATCCGCTGGGCTATGCCAACGAAAAGGCATGTCAACTGGCCATCAAGGGCTCGCTAGAAACCCTTGGCCTTGCTCGTGGTTCAGATGTCAAGAGCTGTGCTGACTTCACCAATGTCGTATCTACATTGATGGCATCGTGGACAAAGGACAACGGCATCAAGATCACTAAAGCCGACATGGCTCAAGAGCTTGCCAAGATCACTGCCGAAGCCGAAAATGGCGTGGATGCAGTAAACAATGCTGTTGCTGCTTTCTATGCGGCAAAAAAGTAGATCTAGCGGCGGCCCGCCTGGCGCGGGCCTTCGCTGGCACAGTCTGCTTTGACCCCAATGATGGACCCCTTACTTGCCCTCCCGACTCGACTCTCTGATGACCCGCTTGGTTTATTTCTGGTTGTTAGCACAGGTGGGTTTACCTGTTGGTACATCCTCTATTCCGTCTGGAAAGTGATCATTGGCATGTCTCGATCTTCAAATTGAAAAGCTCATGAAATTCAAGCGCTACGATCCAAATCGCCTTCAAATCAACAAGAAGCGTTATTACGTTTCGGATGATTTGCCCAACGTCGATCCTGGGATCGTCCTGCCTTCTGTGACCACTATTGCTTCCGCAACGGCCCCTGTAGGCAAGACCATGGCGCTTCTCAAGTGGCGTGAGCGCGTAGGCAACGCAGAAGCCAATCGTCGCACCCGCAACGCTGTGGAGCGTGGCAATTGGCTGCATGGTGTATTGGAGGATCAGTTCAATGGTGAAGACATCGAGATTCACTTTGATCAGTTTCCTCAATACATGCCCTATTACGACTCCATCCAGGGCTTCTTGGAGCGCATTGACGAGCCTCAGCTCGTCGAAAGCGCGATTGCCTGGTTCTGCCCTTCACGGCAGATTGGTTACGCAGGTACGTTTGACATGTTGGCAACCATGAAGGATGGCAGCTACGCTCTTCTTGATTGGAAAACCAGCTACAAGCAAAAGCCCGACTCTCAATTGGCCGACTATCGGATGCAGTTGGGAGCCTATGCACAAGCCATCGAACAGATGTATGACATCGAGATCGATCAGGCGCATTGTGCGATTTCCATCTATGACCCTGATACCAAGAAGGGTCAAGAGGCTCAAATCGTGAGCCTCAATGGCGTTGAGCTTCTGACTCAAGGCGGTGTAATGGCTGGCAAAACGGAGCAGTTCTTCGCAGAACATTATCCAGGAAGCCAGCCGTTCACCATCACGATGGACAAAGGCTCCTAGCCGCGTCCATCCTGGCTACATTCTGTCCTTCATTCATTACGACAATGGCTCGCCCCGTCATCAAGGGAGGTTTTGACCTCACCCCTGAATTCCTGAACGCTCTTGCCAAGAAAGGCAAGAATGATCATGGAAAGTATCGCGTTGAATTTGCCATGTGGCATGACGAAGAGCGCCCCAACGACAAGGCCCCTCATCTCAAAGGCCCCATGACCATTGAGGGTGAGCAAGGTGGTGTCAAGAGCTATGGCAAGTGCTGGCTCAATCTGGAAGATGGCGGCGGTTCTGCGCCTGCTGCCAAGCCTGCTGCTGACGTAGGCACCGACCTCTTCTGACCTGGCCGGGGCGCCCATTGGCGCCCCTTTCATTATGAAATGTTCTGACTGTAAATTCTGGTTTGGCGATGTAAAGGGAAGTGAAGGCGAATGTCGCTTTTACGCTCCCCAGCCTCGCCACACTTTCGCTATCGCTGTGGGCGACAACTGCTACGCCGACTGGCCTCGCACCTTGGCAGAAGATTGGTGCGGGCAAGCGCAGGCGAAGGAGCCCGTCAAGGCTCCTGAGCTGCCAATGCAGCAGTCTGTGTCTTCTGCGGCCCCCAGAGTCGCTCCTGTCAAACGAACTCCTCGCACCCCCAAGAAGCAATGACACATTGTTCCTCCATGGACATCAATGAGTACCAGCAAATGGCTCGTCGCACCGCGATATATCCCAATACTGGTCAGAATATGACCTATCCCACACTCGGTCTTGCTGGTGAAGCCGGTGAAGTTGCCGAGAAAGTAAAGAAGGTCATTCGTGACAAGGACGGAGTGTTTGATGATGATGCTCGTGCAGCGATCAGCAAGGAACTCGGTGATGTGCTCTGGTATGTCGCACAAATCGCGTCAGAACTTGGCCTTGACTTGTCTAATGTTGCTCAGGGAAACCTGGACAAATTGGCAGATAGAGCGAAGCGCGGCACGATTAAAGGTGATGGCGACAATCGCTAAGGTGTAGTCACCTTGCGTCGAAAATGTGTCTGCTCTTGAAGATCAGTTCTTGGGACTATGGCAAGCCAAGTTTCCGTCCATTCAATTAGAACGGGAATTTAGTGATGTCAAGGAGTGGGAACGTGATTTTCAAGAGCGTTACGCGAAATCCAAGCGCTCAAAGCGTTACAGAGCTGACTTCGCTCATCCAGAAAGTCGATGCATCATCGAAATTCAAGGCGGCACTTATATGCGCGGCAGGCATGTCAGTGGATCCGGCTATGAACGTGATGCGAGGAAATTCAACTTGGCGATGATGAGTGGCTGGAAGGTGTTCCTGCTCACTTCGACCACGGCCAAAGACTCCGCTTGGATTGAGATGATTGCTGCTTTTGTTGCTTCTCAATCTGGTCAGCCGCTTCCTCCATCAGAGCCTCAGCAGCCCTGATCTCGTCATCACGCAGGCTCATGGCTTGGCGAAGCTGAATGTTTTCCATGACAAGCGTCTGAACCGCTTCCTGCATGTTGCTCCAACCTTGCAGCAGGCTCATCGACACTTCCTTCAACTGTCCAAGACTGTCGCAGTCTTCAATTGCTTTCTTTTGCACGGACAGCGAAAATTCACGCTCCAGGCTGCGCTCAAACGGACCCATGTTTACTAAGCGTTTCCCACCATCGTAAGCAAGAATCACTGGGATGCTGTATTGCATGGCACTTTTATTTTCTTCTAGCGTAAAGCGGCGCCGTAACAACAAGACGTTCTGTGCTCCCGTGGAATCTGGAGAGAATCCCGAATACAAACATACGGCCCTCCCTTCCTCTAAATTCCAGAAGCCACGTCGCACACCAAAACGCCATGAATACCATGCAGGGGATCGTGTGGTGCTCCTTTCATTCACGGCAGGAGGATGGATCTATTCAGGCTTCCGAGGGACAATACTGTCACTATCATCTGTCAAGGATCGCAATGGGCGATCCTGCCCGAGAGCAGAAGTGGCTTGGGATGAGGGTCTCTCACATCCTTCCCACATTGGTATCCATGCAGTTTCAAGGCTCCGCCCCGAATGACTTTTTCTTCACCGACCAAGAGCTATGAGCAGCAACGCTATGAGCGGCTCATGGAAAGTATCGACGAATACTTAGGTGGCGATGGCCCGGAAATGGGCATCGACCATCTTGTTCGCGACCTCAAGAAGGTTTGTCTCGACATCAGCACTTATCACAGTAAGGTGCTGGACGACTGCACTCTTCTCACCGACTATTTGACGTGACAGACTTCGCCATCCATGATCCCCTCGGTGACGGCCTTAGCTCTCTGCGGCTGCTTGACTACATGGGAAGTTCAATTGACATCGTTAACGATGCGCGGCAAAGCTTTGACGCTGAGAGCCCGGACTTCACCGCAAGGGACCAGAAGCTTCTCAATTACTTGGTCGCCCATAAGCACACCAGCCCGTTTCGTGGCGTAGTGTTCAAATGGCAAGTGAAGGCTCCTCTGTTCGTCGCAAGACAATGGTGGAAGCATGTAATTGGCGGCACCTATGCCAATGATCAGCTTGGCTGGAACGAGAAAAGCTTTCGTTATTGCGTGGCGGATGACGAGGAGTTCTACACCCCCACTCAATTCAGGGAGCAGAGCAAGAACAACAAACAAGCCTCTAGCGGCCCCTTAATGGGCCGTGGGCATGCTGTTGCAGAGGCTGCCTACTCTGATGCCCTGCAGGCCGTTAAGGACGCCTACAGGACGCTCATCGAAGCAGGTGTGAGCAAGGAGCAGGCCCGTGGCATCTTGCCCGCTTGCCACTACACTTCCTTCGTCTGGACTTGTAGCCTCCAAGCCCTTTTGCATTTCCTAAGCTTGCGGATGCCTGCTGATGCTCAGTGGGAAATTCGTGCTTACGCAGACACCATGGCTCGCATTGCAGAGCCTATAGTCCCCGAGGCATTCGACGCTTTCTACGCCAATGGCAAATCATTTTGATCCCGTTCACGCGCCAGCTCATTACACCGCTGGCAGCATTGAATGCATTGAAGCAATCGAAGCGCAGTTAACGCCGCAAGAATATAGAGGGTTCCTAAAAGGTAACGTCGCCAAATACTTGTGGCGAGAAAAGATGAAAGGGGGTACTCAGAGTCTGGAAAAGGCTCAGTGGTATCTGAATGCATTGATACAGATTGACCGAGAAAGAAACAGCTTGTCACAATGCAAGGATGGTTTTTGCCCCATGCCTGATGTGCGCCATGATGCTCCGATGCCAGTAACGCTAGGAGACGATGAAGAGATGTTCCCTCCAGTCAGTGATGCATGATCACTTCCAATTGATCCAAGTCAGATAGAGAAAAGGGGCCGTGATGCGGCCCCTTTCTCGTCTTCACCTGATAGTTGATCGCCTGCTGCACCACTCGCTTGGTCGCCAGGAACTGCCAGTATTCAGCCTGATCAACATGAGCATCAATGAAACTGTTGCAATAAATCCAAGACGTGAGAATCTCTTCTTTCTCTGGCGTCCAGAATTTCTGGGGACGCCACCACTCGAACACTGGTGCGTTGGTCTTTGACAAGTTGCAGCGCTCACAAGCTGGAGCCAAGTTCCAACGTGCAAAGTGAGGCCCGCCACGGCTCTTGGGGATGATGTGATCAATAGTTAGCTTGCCATGCCATTGGCCGCAATAGGCACAAGCCGCTTGCCCCCTGGGGCCACGCAGCGGATAGTCATTGTATATTGCACGTCTAAATAATCGTCGGGCATCAGATTTGCGTACTTCGATGAGGCTGTTGAGATAATCTTCAGGCTCAAAAGCAACAAACATGAAGCCCTCTCTTCAGTTGTTGCCTCTAATCTATTCGGAAATTGACAGCGCCGTAGAAGAGATAGAATGAAATCTGAGATGGGAGGGACACCATGAGAACGCAGCCCCTGGCTGAAGGACTGGCTAATTTCGTCGCTACGATCACTGCCGGAATGCTTCTTGCCACGGGAGGCATGCTCGTGGCAGTTGGCAACCAACAGGTGAAAGTAGCCACGCAAATTGAAAACATCACTGAAAAGCTCCAGACACTCACTGAGAATGTCACGGAGCTAGAGAAGCGAGTGCGCTCTCTTGAAATTCGCCGCTAGTGTATAGGCGACATTCACTACTTTTGTCATGACTGCCGCTGAATGGTTTGTAATTGGTGCTGTTGTCGTTGGCGCCGCTGAGCACATTATTGCTGTTAGCCCCCTCAAGGAAAACTCCACTGTTCAACTGGTGCTTTCCATCCTGAAGCGCGTGTTCCCTTCCTCTAAAGACTGATTTTTGAACGATGGTTTCCAATACCTGGGACGGCTTCCTTGCTCATGCCAGGAAGTCTGGAGCAAAGTTTCCTGAGCTAGTGGCAGCGCAATGGGCGCTGGAAAGCGGCTATGGGCAGCACCTAGCAGGCAAGAACAACTTCTTTGGCCTCAAGGGCTCTGGTGGCACTATGTCATCTACCCAGGAGTATGTGAACGGTGAGTGGGTGACAATTCGTGATGGTTTCATTGATTTTCCGTCTCGTGCTGCATGTATCGACTACCTGATCAAGGTTTGGTATTTCGACTACAAGGGGTATAAGGGCGTGAACAATGCTGCCACAGTAGAAGACGCGGCTTATATGCTCAAAGCCGAGGGTTACGCGACAGATCCCACCTATCCCGAGAAGCTGATCCGCATCCTGAAGGAGAAAGGCGCAATCACCAATGTGAAGCGTCGCCCAATCAAGCTGGCAAGTGCGGCTAAGTATTACAAAGGACTCAGTCATCAGCTTGCAGCCTGGAACCATCTGGAGGATATCCTCACAGAAGAGCAACTGAACGACTTTGCCGATCTTTATCGCGCTGGTCCTTGATGACCACTGGGGCATTGATCAACGCATTCTTCTACGAGCTGGGCCTCTTCCTTCTGAGGAAGCGACCCTCTTTGTCTCATCGAGAATGGTTTCGTCGGATGATGAATAATTGTCGTGGTGACTGGGCAGATTGGAAGACAGTCCAAACAATGAAGACAATTGACAGTCAAAGCCAAAAGCTCGTTGAGGAGTGGGTGGAAGACCACCGCAATGCAATGTCAAATAAGCTTGCCAAGAAGGCGAAAGAGCTATTCCCGAAAGCCAAGATCACTCCAGTGCCAGACGCGATTGTGCCGTCTGTAATGGTTGAGGAAGAGGGGGACTCCTTGCTGGGAGGCCCCCTCAGGATCACTTGGCGTATTGATGAACGCTAGTTTACTTACCTTGTCCTCGTTGTAATTTGCGGCCATGAGAGGGGCGTGAATTACGCCCCTGCCCTTGCCGTGTCCGCTTGTTGTTGCGGCTTTCGTGAAGCTTCTGCCCACTAACGCCGACTTTGGACTTGGTGGCCATCAGGCTTCAGCGTTCCAGGGGAGGCCGTTGCCAACAGTCGGGGTGCGCTGCTCTTCGATGCGGGCAGTCAATGCCTGCTCCACTTCTTCGATCTTTTCAGCACCATAGTGATCCTTCACCCACTGCACCACGGTTTCTTCCGTGATGTCGGCATAAGGGATCATGGAGTCGGCTTCTGCAGGCTCCAGACCAATAGAACCATAGGCGCCTTCCCGATAGGTGCCGTCAAACGCATCCACGCGCCAATGCACAGTGGAAATCATGCCATCAGCCAGATTGCGCTGCAAATCAGCAACGGTCCAGGTGAATTCAACAGTCATTGGAAATAAAAAATGTCCTGCCAGAGTCTAGGGGATGTTCCTAGAAAGTCCCGCCGTCAATCGTCACATTGATCAATGCACGGGAGGAATTGATCACTTCCGTGCCGCCAATCTTCAGGCCACCACTGGTGATGTTAATTGGCTGATTAAACGTCCAGCTACCAGTGCTGTTAATCCAAGAGATGGTCTTACTCGTGGCGCCGAGCAGCGTGATACCACCGCCATCTGCCGTGCTGTCAGTAGGAGTGGTGACGGAGCCCAATTCGATGTTCTTGTCATCGACGGTGACAGTCGTACTGTTCACAGTCGTGACCACACCGTCCACAGTCATGTTGCCGCTGACCGTTAGATCACCAGCAACAGTCACATCATCAGGAAGACCAACAGTCAGCGTGCTGCTGCTGTTGTCCACCGTGATTTCATTAGTGGTGCCTTGAATAGTCAGGGTGCCGCCGCCAGCCACCGTTGAGGTGACACTGCCATCGCTGACATTGAGAGTGGAGTCGATGGTGGCAGAGCCGCCAAGGGACACAGAGCTGCCATTCAGCGTGATAGCGCTATTGGCAAGGCTGGCATTAGGAATGCTGCCCAGCGAGAACTGACCTGTGCCGCTGTTGTAAGCAACGCCAGTGCTCGCATCAACGGACACCTGGCCACGAACAAACACCGTGCCTGCAATGGCGTCAATGCTTGTAGCATTGCCGCTACCATCATCGCCATAGCCGTAGTAAAGCTGCTTGTCGCTTGTGTTCTCGTTGAACGCAAGCTCGCCGCTCTTCAGCGAAGTGGGAGCGCCGCTGGAGCCACTAGAAGCTCTACGCTTGATCTTGATAGTGACCGCTGACATTAAAACGCTCCTCCGTTAAGTGTCAAATTGGCAGATAGATCGCTGGTTGGTACAAAGATGTTGCCGTTCCAATTGAGAACTTTACCAACATCGCCTGCACCAAGAGCAGCAATCTCATCCAAATCGAAATAATGCACTCCAGAAAACGGCGGTCCCGCCGGTCCTGCAGAAGCAATTTCAACAATTCTACTGTCGGCTGGTTTTGTAATTACAACAGTGTTGTTGGTCTCAGAAACCGTAACTGCCGCGCTTGCAGATTGAGTTACAACGACAGTCGCCATTGATAATACGCCGTCAGTATTACCATGTTATCTACTTATCTGCTAGAAAGTCCGATGTCAAGGAAAGCATTTCCTTGAAGCAAGAAATACTTGTCACCGCCAGGCTCTTCCACTAGCACGTCGTATTGCCCTTGCTCCGTGATTCCCGACGTAGTGGAAGGGGAAAGGGACAGTTGAAACTGTCCACTAGCTTGTGCTGTGAAAGTGTTGGTGAATGTGGCCAAAGAGGTGTCACCAGTGCGGTTGTAGAGCTTCGCCGTGACGGTGTAGCCACTCATGTTGACGGGAGTGTCGTTGCTGTCCTTATATTGCAGGTCGAGCTTGAATGTGCCGCCTTGATAGATGGTGATGTCGTACTTGCCAGGCTCAATCACGGCGAAAATTATCGTTTTCTATTGTCCATTGTAGGCACAAGCATGAAAAAGCCCTGCCATGAGGCAGGGCGGGATGCTGCTGATCAAGGCACAAAGTCAGGATCAGGAGGACAAGCATCTGGAAACAATTCAATTTCAGGGCGAGGATCCATAGAGGCCCATTCTTGCTGTGCAGGATTGTAAGTGTCGTCAATCATGAACAACCAATGATTGCCTCTGTCGTCGATGGCCTCAGCCAGTTGATTAGTGCAGTCAATGAAGCGATAAGTTTTAGTCATGGCAAGGAAGTGCGAGTTGCATTGGTGGGCAGTCCAGATATAGCAGAGGTGAAGTCTTCATGGATACAGATCCAACTCCGGTATGTGCCTGCATCGTTAGCTGCAACAGATGTGCCGAACACTGGGTTGTCTCCACATCCTACGAACAGTGTAAAGGCGTTTCCATAACCATCACCGAAGAAAACATAGTTAGTTGGAGCAGTTGTGGTCGTCCTGCTCACAGTAGTAAAAGATCTCTCGCCTGAGTCAAATTCCGTAAAAGTACCGCTAGGCCCACCTGGACTACATCCACCATGAGATTCAAGCCGCGCAAGCAAGAGGGTGAATGCTCTATTTATGTTTACAGCCTGGCCAGACATCCTGCCGATGCTATTTATAGTCAACTGCTCCGTTGGAGCAGTGTCGCCGCCCTTTGTGGTTGAAAAGATCAACGAACCTTCGTTGTTGGAGGCGTTCCGCAGAAGATGAATAGACGCAGAAACTTGGTTGTTGTCATTACTGGTGAAGTTTATATAGCTGTAAGCATTATCAGAGCTTCTGGCACGGAGGTTTATGGCATTACCACTGCTGCCAGTTTCAATTTGAAGGGGGGCATCAGTGCGTTGAGTCCCCACGGAGTTGTCGTTAAGTAACAGCCTGCCTTGGTTGATTCTTAGTACTTCACTGCTGTCTTTAGCAATCGCGTAATTGCCACTGGAATCAACTTCATGAATATATGAAGCGACACTGGGATATGTAAGCTTAAGCTGGTCTGAGGTGCTCTCTACCTGCAATTTTGCAGTAGGGCTGGCATTGCCAATCCCTACTTGTTGAGACGAGTCAACCGTAATAGCTGTTGAACCACCAGCGTCAATAGAAAGCTTGCTTGTAGCAGCACTAGCGGCAATCTTGGCAATTTCCGTGCCACCTGCAGTTCTTAGATCTAACCCAGAAAATCCATTTGTGCTGTTGGACTGAATCGTAATACCAGCACCCGTTCCAGCGGTGTCATTCTTGACAACCAAATCATCGTAGTAACTGGATGTTCCAGTGCCTGGAGCGCTGGTTCCCACGCCAACCAGACCACCACTGGTGAACGTAATCTGATTGCCTGAAGCATCAGGGTGCTTCAAATTGTAAGTTTGTAGAGTGCTCATCGTAAAAAGATAAAAGGATTAAGAGACGAGAAAAGCCCCGCAGCAGCGGGGCTCATGAATCAAGCGCCAGGCTGTTGCTGGCTGGCAATGTGAGCTTGATAGGCTTCAACCACTTCAGTGGTCCACAGTGCATTCGCAACGGCTTGCAGCTCAGCGCAATCGTTGATCACTTCATCGCCAGGGCAACGCACATGACGGTGATAGGTGCGACCCACTTCCACGCCGTCTTTTTCGATGATGTCAGCGCGGCGGCATTGAATGATCTGGAAAGGAGGAATGATTTCCAGCTTATGTTCGTGGCGTTCAGTAAAGGCCATAGTAGGAACTACCGACTGGTAGAGACAGGTTTAATGGTCGTAGTTTTGAGCCTATTGCGGGCTTTTATTATTAGCCGACGTTGTAAATAAACAACGCTTGAACTTCGTCACCGCTCATGGCGCTATTTGACACGGTTGTAGCACCTCCATCTCTAGTTGCCATGAAGGAATTTGCAGTGCCCCTTCTGTAGTTGAGGTCAATACCTGTGCCGCTGTAATGAATATACCCGCCAGAAAAAGCATTTACTGCACTGTTGTTAAATGGGAAACCTCCCACCGAGTGCTGTGTGCCGCTACTGTTTGAAGGCATGAAAAAACGGACATAGCAAAATACAATACTGCCAATTCTGGTATAAACACCAGTGTTGCTAGTGAAAGTTAGACCTGCCCCGCTTGCATCAGCAGGAGTGAAAGTGCCTTCTTCGTAACTATCCAGCGTTTCACTGGTCATGCCAGCAGCATTGGTCTGAGTGCCGCTGAAATCAATGCCAGGACAACCAGCCAACAGCTTTAATGCACCATTGCTGCCAATTTCGATTCTTGGCGTAGAGGCTGCTCCACCTGCATTTGTTCCAAAAACAAGCTTGCCTGGCATTACAGACGCTCCAGGGTCACCCTCCACATATCCCTGAATACGGGCACCTTCAACAAACTTGCTGCCATCACCGCCTTGAAATGTGACAATCCCTAGCTCATTTCCATCGGCAACCAAATCATTGCCTCCAGAAGTGGTCCCACCCTGACGGCCAAGAATAAAAACACCACCGTCTTGATTGTTGGAAACAACGGAAGCCATTCGCCCCGCACCAGTTCCTTCAACTTGAAAACCAGCAGCAGAGAAATTAGAGAAGTAAGTTGTACGGGCCGTGGGTGTGCCAACCAACAGCCTGCCTGAACTGTCGTAGTTAAGCCCACCTCCTGCACTTGTATATTGCAGCTCACCAGCAGTGCCGCCGTTCTGCAGCAGTTGGTTGGCACTGCCATTACTAGCAGGCAGTTTGATTGAATTGTCACCAGCAGCATCTGCTGCTTTGATCTCCGTAAAGCCGGAGGAGTCACCATTAAGACGAAGAGTCATGATAAGAAATTAAGAGACGCCGGAGGGCTATTAGTTTTGAGCCAGTTTCGGGCTGAATTTAAACAGCTCGATAAGTAGCGCCAACAATAATCCCACCTCCGGTTGCTGCATAAGGAACTGGTGATGCACTACCTCCACCTAATGGAGCTTGGTAGCAGAATATAAAGTTATTGTTGTAGGAAACAAAAAGCTGTGGATAATGATTCGTGCTCAGAGCAACATTATGCCAGTAGCCTGTTGCAACACCAATATAGGCAGTGTTTACAGAATTGCTGATAAAGGGTAAATTATGAATTTGCAAGTCTCCAGCGCCTGTCCCACCAGACCATACCAAGTATATTTGAATATGAACTAAGTGTCCAACTTTTACATACTGACCATGGCGGTGTGAGTAACTTGCAGAACCAACAGTAGTTGTTCCCCGTACGTCGGGCGTGAAAGTCCCTTCTTCGTAATCATCCAGTGCATTTAATTGTGCAGTATCACCGTTAAACGTGATTCCTCCAGCCGGAAGGATTCGCATACGCTCCCCGCCAGCAGCGTACCAAACATGCGCTAAACCACCAGTTTTTCTACTTTCATATAAAGCACCTCCACTATTAACTTCGATATTTAATGCGCCATCAGCTATTGAGCCTGTCGCATTGTTAAGCAATAAAGTTCCTGCACCAGTGCCAGGTGTAATTTCTAGATTTGCAGCAGGATTCGCAGTCCCGGCCCCAATTTTGCCATTGTTATTGACACGAAACAGTTGATTATTGGAGCTGTCTCTTACGAGTAGAGCGTGGTTAGCGTTGGCCGCACCACCACTGTCGAATATAGGACCATCAATGCCAGACGCAGCGTCAACATGCAAGCTGCCTGCTGGAACGGAGGTGCCTACACCGATCAAGCCTGTGCTTGTGACATGAAGCCTGTTCGTACCAGCAGTCGCAATCGATGCCGTATCAGTGCCGAAGAAAATACCAGTGTCTGCATCACCACCTTGTAATGCAGGAGTGCCTGCGCTTCCGTTGATGCCGGAAATGCCAGTTGAGCCATTAAGAGAAAGTGCCATAGTAAATAATCTTCAGAATCAAACGATCACCAAATTGGAACCACTCGGCACCGTCAGTGTAACGCCACTTGCAATCTCAAGCGGGCCTGCTGTCACTGCATTCTTACCCGTGCTCAGCGTATAGCTTGTGCTCACAGTCTGATCGACTTCCAGGAACACTTGATCGCCGCCAGAGCCCGTGGCGCCTGCACCACCAGCTTCCACCCAGTCGCTGCCGTCGTAAATCTTGAGCTGAGCAGGCGTTGTAGTCGTGTCAAACCAAAACTCGCCTTTGGAATTGCCAGAAGAGCCGCCAGAAGCAGGCGTTGCATTAGGAGCAGTGGTGCCAATGAATGCAGGCGCAATCTTCACCAATGCGTTGGATTCACCACGCAGGTAAACTGCCGGATCATCCTCGTGATAGTTGATGGCAATCTGCCCAAAAGATAGCCCAGTGGCTGTTGGCCTCTTGCTGGAGACATTGCTCCTTAAATTTTGAATTGGAACCGTCATGATGAAAAATTAACCCACGAAGATGTGGTGATCAAGGCTCAATAGGTGCCGCAATCAATAGGATCAGTAGCTGTGCTGATGATAGCCACTGTTTGATTGGCGGTGAGATCAACGGCATCGCCAGTGCCAGCTCCAACAGCGCGACCTTTAATGGTCGCT